TACAGATCTTTTGTTGTGAAGATAGAATAGTGGAAATTGTAAAAATTCTTAGATTCTTTTAATAAAATATTAAAATAGAAGTATTTAAAAGGAATGGCTTAAAATCAATTAAAGTGATGAAAAACGTTGATTTTAAGCCGTTTTTTGACTATTTAGTTAGTTAAAATAAAGCAAATAAAAATAGAGATAATACGATCCCGTTAGTAACAAATTAGTAACAAACTTTTATTTTCTCAATCTCACTTCTCAAGTCCTCAACGGTACGGTGTCCATAAAGAGAATTGGTGATGTCGCTGCCAAAGCTGTGGCCAATCAATCGTTTACGGTCATTTTCGTTCACACCGTATTTTTCACATAACATGGAAAAGGTATGTCGACAATCATGTGGTGTATGTTTCTCAATTCCTAATTCAGAAAGCTTTTTATACATGTTATTCCTAAAAATTTGAAGGGTTCCAGAAAGTAAAGCACCATGACTGGAGAGCCTGTTTTCTACTAATTTTAAGATGGCAGAGTGGATCGGAACAATGCGGTCTTTCCCGGCCTTTGTTTTCACGCCACCCTTAAAATATTTCTCTCTCATATTTATTTCCAGTGTCTTATATGCTTTAATACGGAATCCGGAATAACACATAATCAAAATAAACTCTACAATCTCATCGTCTTTGTGATCCCATAATATTTTAAGATCGCTGTCGGTAAACGGAACACCACTTTCATCATCATCCTCTTTGTTAATTTTTACATGAGCAGAGTAGTCCTTGTCGCATAATTCATAGATGTCTGCATAAGCGTACATTTGACGGAATAGATGTGCAATCAACTCTAAAGAGGAGTGCTTTAAAGGACAGTTGTCTATGACAGATTGCAGATCATCATGTCTCAGATCTCTAAAAGGGCGATCGTGGAGTGCTTTGGCATTTTTAAAGGCTGCCTGAATTGATAGCTTACTTGATTCAGATAATTTCTTACCTTTTGCGTTTTCAAATTTGTACTTCCAGAAATCCTTATACACTTCTGCAAAAGTCTTTTCCGGCTCCTTTTCCTCTTCGACAATCCCTTGCGCTTTGTTATAGTCTGCGAGTAAGCGCTGCGTGATGATTTCAAGGCTTTTATGGTCGTTAGGTAAGTCTATATCCCTTTCATCGCCTTTTGTATATGTGCCAGCTCTATAAGATGTCAAGACGATAAACCCTTTCATCCAATCGTCAACATAACAGAGAGCTTTCGGAGTAATTGGCACTCCCTCATCCGTGTATTCCGTGACTGGCGGATGCACGGCATAAGGATTCCGACGGTTCTTTCCGAGGTACTTAATTGAGCCATATCCGTTTGGCAATTTGGGGTGTTTCTTTCTCTTTGGCATAGATTCATCTCCTTTATGGTATAAAAATAACAGCCAACAAAAAGAATGCATGTTCTGATTGTTAAACTGTTTCGAAGATGATACAATATATTTGCTAGATAACTGTACATCTTCGGATGTATATTAAGCCGTTCAGTGCTGGTAACACTGGGCGGTTTTTCGTTATTTATTGCGGAGGGTTACAAATTCCGCAAGGTTCGTAGTAACCGCGAACCTCGGACAAATGTTTTTCTATTTGTGATTTTAAAGTTCTGCATCCGGCTCTATGGTATTTAGTGCCGGTATTTGTTACATATACAATAGGATCTTCTTGGCTTTGTTGTGCAGCCTGTTCTTGTGCTGCTTGTGCGGCAGCCTGTTCTTGCGCGATTCGTTCTTGTTCCGCTAATGCCGCTTCTTGTTGCGCCTGCAACTCAGCTTGTTTCTCTGCTTCTTCTTGTGCTTGCTTTTCTGCTAATTCAGCAGCTTCTCTCTGTGCTTTCTCTTCTTTGCTTATAACTGTAAATTTCTTCTTTTCACTCTTAATATCTTTCCCGGCAGTAAACCAAATTTCTGTTTCCCCAGGATTTTCGAAAGTAAGCACTGCCTTCCCATCTCTGAATTTGAAATCAACCAAATCACTTTTTGGCATTTCTACATCTTTGAGTTTTGCATCACTTGGAATAGCTGCGACTTCAAGCTCAATCGTATCTCCAACAGTGGCTTCCGTGTTCCCCCACGTAACTTCTATGCCACTTAATTTGGTAGGTGCATTAAGGTAGCCAAAAGTAATAAGCGAGGTAATTAGTACCGCTGCGCATATAGTTACGTTTCTCGCACGTTTTTCGGCGAATTTCTTGCTTTTAGCAAGATATATCATAATTGGAATTGCTGGTATCCAAAAATATGAATATATCGTCATTGCAAAGGCGATAAATATTACAAATACAAAGAATCCCAGACACCCCGATCCGCCGCTGTTTGCATTTCTTTTGCTCATTATTAAGTTCCTCTCTTTCCCCTGCATTCCTTCTTTGGTACGCCACATCTATATAAATGCCCAAGCATCTATATCTTTTTCCATTTTTTACCGGTATACCTCCAATATTTTGTATTTTATAATTATGGATATGAAGATATTACTCGATAAGATCATGAGCGACAAAAACCTATCTACTCGGCAAGTTTCAATCATGACCGGCATATCCAAGTCTACGATCAGCCGGATTGCAAATGGTACAGTATCACCATCGGCAGATACACTGGAAATCCTTGCCAAAGGCTTAAAGGTGCGAATTTTTGACCTTATCGATTCTCCATACAAATAAGTGTCCCATATCTGGGACGATTTCCATATTTTGCATAAGTTTCCCTACGTTGCTTTGTTTACTTATATAGATAGGAAAATTTTTCCTATAAATATCAGAACAAATGTTCGAAAAATCTATTGAAATATATTTAGAAGTGTAGTAATATTTCAATAAGGAATTTCGAAAGTTTGTTCGAAAAGCGCGGAGGGATACATAATGGATACAACAGAAATCAGAAAACACTTACACGAATTAATTGACAAATTAGAAGATGTTCAGATTCTTAGGGTTTATCACTTAATCCGTGGAGTGCTCGGGAAGGCTATTTAGCCTTCTTTTTTAATTTCATTATATTGTTCCATAATTTTATCCCATTGATCGTCAGGGACACTGTAAAGCAGTTCTAATAATATAGAAAGAGCTGCTTTTTTTGATGGAGAAGAGTTCTCCATTATGTAACCAAAACGGTTATAAGCCTTGTCGTATGGGGTAGCCTTTATAAACATTTCCCCCTCGCCGTTACGAAGCCATTTTTCATTCACACCAAACTCTCTACATATAGAAAAAACAATAGCATCGCTCGGCGTGGTTCTACCCATTTCATATTGTGCGATAGTGTTTTGCTTCATTCCTATCTTATCGGCGAAAGCTTGTTGAGTCAAATCTAAGTTTTTACGCAACTTTTTCAGTCGCTCTTTCATGCGGTACTCACCTCTTTTCTCATCTGTAATTATACACATAAATAACTCTAATGTCAATATCTCATAAACAACAAAATATCACAAAAACAACAAAAAATGTATTGACAATGTTGATTTTGTGATATACAATAATCTCATAAACAACACAAACGAAAGCGAGGTGTGAAATGCCAGCAAGCATTAAAGTTATTTGTCTGCTATGGGTGCTTGCAATCGTAATGATTCCTATTATGCGCTTGATAAATAGGATTTTCTACGAAGAAGCAGGAGATTGGATGACATTAATCTATGCTATATATTCGCTCATAGTATGCATTATTTTTAGTCGCGTAGTGGTCTATGTCGTCGAAGTTCTTTCCTAGATGAAAAGGAGGCGAGAGTGTTATGGAAATAGCAACAACAGTAATATCATTGCTATCTTTATGCTGCAACATAGCGTTACTATTCTATATCAGAAAAATGGACAAAGAATAACTGATGTTTTTTGAACTGATGTATTCTTTCACTACTTTTAATAGATATCGTTAAGTAATCGCAGTCTATTGGCAAATAATATCTCAACTGCAAATCTTGGTAAGGGTGAAGTACGCAGGAAGATTTTAAGTGATTAGCATGCATATAGTCCGGAATATACGAGAATGGATCATTTTCTGGTTCGTAAATAATTGGAGTGATCGATTTTTTATAAGTATCTAAGAAATCGATCGAATTAAGGGTAACAGGTGACGATCCAATATTGTTGATTTCGAAGCAGTAAATAATATGCTCATTATCTTCCGAATAGCGTTCACAATTACTGATAGTAATATGGCAACGGTTCTGTCTGTGAGTGTAACAAATGCTGTATAAAGCTGCAAGAAATGCAAGAACGGCAATGATAAAGTTTAATAGATCAAAATTAATCATGGCAGAATTCCTTTCATAGTATTATCGATTCAATAGTTGCAATTACAGTATAGGAGATACGCAAACAAATGGCAATAAAACAAAAGAAAGAGAGGTGATAGCATGAGTGAAGCAGTAGAAAAAATCACGAAAGAGCAGGAAGAGAAAAGACTCGAAGATTTTAAAGAAATCGCGGAAAATTGGGACAAGTTACCAGAACGAGTGCAGGGGAAAATCGATGGAATCATTTCGATGGCTGCATCTGCATTTTTAAAAGAAACAAAGAAAGCAGGATGATGAAAGGAGCAGTACGCTATGATCGATTTAGAATTAATTGGATGCATCATTGTTATCGCAACATCGATACTGCAAGTTGTAAACGTAGTGCGTCTTATGAAAATTGAAAATGAACTAAATGAAATGTACAAAAGGAGATCAAATGAAACCAAGAAAAGATTTTTTAACAGATGAACAAGTAGAACAGGAAATCGAAAGATTGAATCAATCCGATGCCGTACAACTTTCCAGACAGGAGCAGCGCATCAAATATAAAAGGAGACAGTATCTGTACCAACTCAGATGGCATGAGAAAAGAGGGAAGCAGTTGATCCGGGATGGAGTAACGATGGAGCAGTTGGAATTGATGGAAAAAGAGATGGATCAGGAGTAGGAGGTAAAAATGAACGAATTAATGATTTTTGATGGACATGAAGTAGAAGCATTCAAACTAAATGGAGAGGTTTTATTTAATCCATATCATGTTGCGGAATGCTTAGAGATTTCAGATGTAAAAAGTAGTATTCGTAATTTCAATAACAAGCAAGTTGTAAAGGTAAAAAATTCAGATGTGCGTAGTATGCACTTCCGAAAATTGAATAACGCAGGCGAGAATTTCCTTACCGAAAGCGGTGTATATAAGTTGGTTTTCAAGAGCCGTAAACCTAACGCAGAAAAATTCACAGACTGGGTTACGGATGAAGTTCTCCCAACACTCCGCAAGACCGGCTCTTACGAGATGCCAAAGAAGAAACAAAGCAACGAACGTCTTGCCAGTGTAAATAATGCAGTAAAGATTTTAACACCAATGCTTCAGGCAGCAGGGTGCAACAGTAAAATCCAGCTTCTGACAGCAAAATCGCTCTACGAAAAGGCAGGTGTCAATCTCCCAATCATGATTGAGGCAGATCAGCAGTATTATGACACCGTACATATCGCAAGGCAGGCAAGACTTTACTATCAGAGTTCTGGCAAACCCGCAGATAAGGCAGTGAACGAGATTATCCGTAGATTGGACTTATCGGAAGAGCTGTACACAGAAACATGGGAATCTAAAGGCAACTGGCAAGGAGCTGTACGCAAGTATGCCCCACAGGTCATTGATATGGTGAAGCAGTGGTATTCAGATCATGGCTACCCGAGAGAGATTGAGTATACGCAGTGTGATGGACAGAAGAAACGGTATCATGTGATTTTTAGAGATTCAGAGGCGGCGTAATCATGACTTGTAAAGATTGCAGAAAACACAATAACTGCCTTGAGAGCAGCAGGATGTATCCGTGTACCGTATTTGTAAGAAAGGAGGCGCCACATGGCAAAAAGGTTAAGCCCAGAAGAAGCAGGGAAGCAGATCGGATGTTCTGCTCACTGCGTAAGGATTAAGATGCAGCGGGGCATATGGGATTTAGGTGAGGCATATCCGCCAAAAAAAGGAGTAAGAAGTACCTGGGAGTATTTTATCTGGCAACATAAGCTTGATAAACTTTTAGGAATTGAGAAAGGAGGTGGACAAGCATGAGCATTCTAGGATTTTTTAATAAGCACGGAAAAATCGAGCAATACGAAAAGAAAAGTGAACCGATGGGGGATATCATTCCGTTTCCGAAGAAAGAAAAGAAAGGACTGGAAGAATTGAAGTTTATTAATATTAACCACCCAGTAAAAAAGAGCGCATGGTCTGCAAACCGGTAACGCGCCCTTATTAAATAATCCAATTACAGGATAAACGATAATAGGAGGAAAATCAAGATGAAAAAATGGGAATTTAATGATGATATACCGGCAGAGGAGGCAGCAGCGATGGTTCGTGCAGCGGAACGCTATGCGAATGTAGTGGACAATCCGGATTTTAAAGTAATATTCGCAATCTTAGGGATTGAGAGAGTGGAGGCTGCTAAAGACCATGATAGAACTTAAAACCTTTCCCAGTCACGAGGCATGGCTTGCTAACCGAAGAAACGGTATTGGTGGATCAGAAATATCTGCGGTAATCGGAGAGAACCCTTATATGTCAAACGTGGAGTTATGGGAACTAAAAACCGGAAGAAGACAAGCTGTTGATATTTCTCAGAAACCTTATGTTTTGTACGGCACAAAGGCAGAAGAACCGCTCCGAGAACTGTTTAAACTGGATTTTCCAAACTACAAGGTTTGCTACAAGGAAAATAACAGCTTTTACAACGACAAATACCCGTGGGCGCAGGCTTCCGTTGATGGCTGGCTGTACGATGAGCAGGGACGGCTTGGGATATGGGAATGTAAGACTACAAATATCTTGAATGCTAGCATGAGGGAGAAGTGGAGAAACCAGATTCCACAGAATTATTACTGTCAGTGTTTGTTTTATATGGCGGTTTTGGAGGCTGATTTCTGTGAATTGAAAGCGCAGCTAAAAAGCGAGTATGACGGAGATATATTCTTACAGACGAAGCATTATTACTTTGAGCGATCAGAGGCGGAAGAGGACATCCGGTATCTGATGGCTGAGGGTGAGAGGTTTTGGGAGTATGTTGCAAAGGACCAGTGTCCACCGGCGAAGTTGCCGGAAATATAAAGGAGGAAAAGAAATGGAATTAAGAATTTTAAGTCCTATGGAAGACGGATTTATAAAGAAAATTGAATGGAACAACGAGGAGTTGAAAGAAGCAATCTCAGCAAAGGTACAGGATTATAAAGGACTCCAGTACACAGAGGAGACCATTAAAGAGGCGAAGAAGGATAAGGCAACCTTGAACAAGCTTAGAGATGCGATTGAAACAGAGAGAAAACGTATTAAGAAGCAGTGTATGGCTCCTTATGAACTATTCGAAAAGCAGGTTAAAGAAGTGTTGGCGATTATCGATGAGCCGATTCAGTTGATTGATTCGCAGATCAAAGAAGTAGAGGAGCAGCGCAGACTTGAGAAGAAACAGAAGGTGCTTGAGATTTATGAGGAAAATATTGGAAATCTGAAAGGAATCCTTCCTTTTGCAAAAGTATTTAAAAATGAGTATCTGAATGTAAGTAAGTCACTAAAGAGCATTACAGAAGAAATCACAGCTCTGATTAGTAAGGTGAATCAGGATATGGATGTAATCGAAGAGCTGGATACAAAGTACGAGTTGCAGGTTAAGGACATGTACGTCAAGACACTGGATCTGTCGATGGCGCTTCGCGAAAATGCAAGACTGGAGGAAGTGGAACGTAAACTTGCGGAAAGAAGAGTGCAGCAGGAAAGAGAACGGGCAGAGGCTGAAAAAAGAGCTGCTGAGGAAGCACAGAAGAGAGCGGAGGTACAACAGCAGGTCGCAGAAAGCATTCCGGAGGAATCTGACAAAAGAGAGATTGTAGAAGAAGCTCAGAAGGAAACTGCTCCGGATCCACAGACGGTTACACTTGAATTTAGAGTAACAGCTACACCGGAGCAGCTTCAAAAGCTGAAAGAATTTTTAAAGGCAAACAATATTGTGTATGGACCAGTAAGAAAATAGGAGGATTAGAAAATGGTAGTACAAAACAGCTTAGTAAACAGAAATCAAAAAGGCGGATTAACCGCATATCTGACGCAGGATGCAGTGAAAAATCAGATTAACAAGGTAGTTGGCGGGAAAAATGGGACAAGATTTGTTTCCAGTATTGTATCCGCAGTGCAGACAACTCCGGCACTTCAGGAGTGTACAAACCCAAGTATTTTATCAGCTGCATTATTAGGAGAGGCGCTGAACCTTTCTCCTTCCCCGCAATTAGGACAGTTTTATATGGTGCCTTTCAAAAATAAAAAGAAAGGCGTCACAGAAGCACAGTTTCAGCTTGGATACAAAGGATACATACAGCTTGCAATCCGGTCAGGGTATTACAAGAAGTTAAATGTCCTTGCAATCAAAGAGGGAGAACTAATCCGCTACAATCCTTTAGAGGAAGAAATCGAAGTCAGTCTGATTGAAGATGATATCGAAAGGGAAGAAACCCCGACAGCAGGATATTACGCCATGTTTGAGTACGAGAACGGCTTTAAGAAGTCAATGTACTGGAGTAAGAAGAAAATGCTCGCTCATGCTGATAAGTATTCTGCAGCGTTTTCCGCAAAGTCGTTGGAACTTTTAGAAGCTGGCAAGATTCCTGATTCCGAAAAGTGGAAATATTCCTCTTTCTGGTACAAGGACTTTGACGGCATGGCGATGAAAACTATGCTGCGCCAGCTGATAAGTAAGTGGGGAATCATGAGTATTGACCTTCAGACAGCGATTGACAAGGATATGGCAATTATCCAGGAAGATGGAACTGCTGATTATGTAGATCACCAGCAGGAGACAGCGGAGGAAGATAGAAACATCGTTGCAGAGCAGGAGATGAAAGAAGTCATTTCTCCGGAACAAAAGGAAACTGAAAAGGAACCTACATCCAGTGTGGAAAGTGACTTTTTTAGTTAATTATTAAGCAGCCTCCGAAACAATATATCACATATATGACACTTGGAAATACTAGATTCATACTCCTGCCGATTACGTCTGTCCGGCAGGAGAGAAAGGGGAAGGAATGGCCGTAAACAGTAAGCAAAAGGGCGCCCGCTTTGAAAGGCAGCTTGCCGGTTTATTTAGAGACTATGGCTATACAGAAGCGCGTAGAACAGCGCAATACTGCGGGAATACCGGCGATGCATCGGATGTCGTGGGACTTCCCGGAATCCATGTCGAAGCAAAGCACCAGGAACGGATGCAGCTTTACGACTGGATGGATCAGGCAAAGCGAGATGCAAAAGCTGGAGGAGCAGGACTTTTGCCAGCAGTGTTTAGCAAAAAGAATAATCACAGCATACTGGTCACGATGGAACTTGATGACTGGATGCAAATATACAGAGAGTTTCAAGCAGGTATGGAACTAAAGGAGCGTGTAGAAGATGGCAAATAAGAGGATGTTTAATATTAAAATCGTTGATTCTGACGCTTTTTTGGATATGCCTTTATCTACGCAGTGCCTATATTTCCATCTTAACATGAGAGCAGATGACGATGGATTTATCGGAAATCCTAAGAAGATTATGCGCATGGTAGGATGCAGTGAAGATGATCTGAAACTGCTGATTGCAAAGCGGTTTGTCCTTACTTTCGAAAATGGCGTAATCGTCATAAAGCACTGGAAAATGCATAACTGCATCCAAACTGATCGATATACTCCAACAGTATATATTGACGAAAAGAACATGCTTTTTATTAAGCAAAATAAGTCTTATACACTGGATGAAGAGAAGAAATATATTCCAGTTTCCAAAACGGAAACAAAGTGGAATCAGAATGGAAACAAAATGGAAACAAATCGTATACAGTCTGTTTACACAGATATAGATATAGATAAAGATATAGATTTAGATAAAAGTATATATATAGGGGCGTTCGCCAGCGAAAAAGTAAAAGATGCTTTTTCTTTGTATATTTTATGCAGAGAGAAGAATGGAGATAAACTTGACCATAATCAAATTAAGCTATTGGCAGATGGACTGAAAGAATTATCTACGGATCCGGAAGAGCAGCTATCAATCATTCAGAAAGCGACCGTGAGTAACTGGAAGAGTTTTTATCCGGTAACGAAGAAGACGGAGAAGAAAGCGACAAGAAAAGCTACCAGTAAGAAAAATGCATTCAATAACTTTGAAGGACGGTCTTATGATAGCAAAGAAATCGATGCAATAGAGGGGAGGTTGTTAAGCAAATGAGATTAGACAAATCCTCTAAGAATGGCGGTATGTCATATTTTATTCATAACCGTTCGAAAAAGAAAAGAAAGAAGAAGGTGAGAGGAAAATGATATTTATGACAACAAACCGTACTGTTGTCCTTAGAGATGAGGACGGCAGTCGCCAAAGGTGCAGATGTGGCTGCGAGAGATTTAAGAGAGTCACTAATGCAGGCAGAAGATATAAGTGTGCGAGGTGCGGGAGGGTATATTTTGTTAGGGAGAAGAAATAGAAACTTGCCGGAAGATCATGCATGGCCAGAAGAGCCGTGTAGTTCCTTTTGGGAAGAGGTAGAGAAGAGAATGAATAGAATTAAGAAAGTAACGAAGAAAAGCTATAAAGGTTGCGAAGCTTGCAGATGGCATAACTTAAATGGCGGCACTTGCAAAGGTGGTAAAGCGAGATGTGGGCAGTTTGTGGCAGAGAGGGAATGAGGTAAAACAGACATGCTAGGCAAATGTAAAGCATCAAACACAAGTATATGCGATTATGAATGTTGCTACATAGAATGTCCGGAAAATGACATTTGCAATATGCAGTGCTCAGACGTGGATAAGTACGAGTATTGTGTGGAGTGCCCGGAGTATGAGGAGGGGAAAATAAATGGACGAAAAGAAAGTTAGAGAAGCGATAGAACTTATTAGAATGGAAATTAATACTCTAGAAGGAATTGAAAATTGCGGGAGAGTAATAGAGGCAAGAAAGAAAAAACATATAGCACTATATAATATCACAATCGAAGCACTGGAAAAGCAGTTGCCGAAGAGAGTAGATTTTGAAGAAGATGTAACAGAAAATATGTGTGTGGAATGCCCTTCTTGCGGTAGTTTTTTGGGATATCAGGTTGATTGTTTGGACGAAAATTATCAGTTTGATTATTGTGAACACTGCGGGCAAAGGCTTGATTGGTCGGAATAGGAGGGTGGCAGAATGAAAGAGCAAACATTTGAAGGTATCCTATACATGATTAAAAGATCGTGCGACAAGAATTTTTACAAAGGCACTGATTACGATGGAATAAAACCAGAAATTGTAAGGTGTGCAACGGATATTTACATCGAGCAGATGAGACAGAATGGAGGGAAGAAAAATGAGCAAGAGATATAAGTGCAAGAAAACTTTCTGCGTAGATAAATACGACGATGCTGGTTTCTTGATTGAAAACGATACAATTGTGATTGAAGAAGGCAAAATTTACGAGCTAAACGAAAGTGGTCACATGATGATTGGTGGCTCTGATCATGTTCATCTTGATGCTGTAGATGATGGATCATGGCTGGAAATTACAAAAGAGACATTAGAAGAATGCTTTGAAATGGATGACAGTGATGATAATTATGAGTGCCCTTATTGTAGGAGTAATTTTGCGTATTAAAGAGAAGTTGTGGTTATATATAACTCTCAACCGATTTCAAAGAATGAGAATATTTTGGAGGTGGAGTAGGGAATGAACGTACTAGAGAAAATCAATGTAACAATTAGTCTTTATTTTGAAGTTAAGGATTCAGAAATGTTTGGAGGTGTTGGAAAAATCGGTTATACAGAAGTTAAGGCAGATTTAGAAGTAGAGGATTTATCGAACATAAAAATACAGGATTTTGCAGAAGATATGATTGCAGGATATGCGGAAATGTTTAAGGTGCCGAAAGAAAATGTGCGAATTATTTCGAGGACAGAGTGTGAAGAAAATATGGAGGAATAGAGAATGAACGTACTAGAGAAGATTTTGGAAGAGATTAAGAAACCGACAAATTACACTATTATGTGCGGAAAGCATTTTACAACTCTTGACAGGGTTGAAGAAATCATCCGCTCTCACATGGATGAAGTTTCAGGCATGCGCGGAAAGAGGTTGATTGATGCGAATGCACTAGATGAAGAAGTGAGAAATTTCTTTCTCGCAATTACAGGTGATCCAAGCCAATCAACAGTAGTCAGAGAATGCAAGGAATCATTTAGGAGAATAATTGATGAGCAGCCGACAGTATATGAAGCTAGTGATTGGATTTCAGTAGAAGAGGAGCCGCCGGAAGAATCAGGATATTATATGGCTTGTATCTATAACGAGGAAGTAGATGATTATGATTTCAGAAAAACATGGTTCGCTCACGTAGATGATTACGACATGGATGAATCAGAGTGGCGAGAACTGTATGATTTTGAGAGAGTAATCGCATGGCAACCACTTCCAGAGCCCTATATTAAGAATCCAAAATAGACACGCCTTTAGCATTATAAGCAGCTTGCAGGAATGTATGTATCATATCACTGGTCATCATCATTCCTTCGGGCAGCTGGAAAGAAAATGGATTGTCTGGGATGGAAAGAAATTCTTGATACAGTAAAAATGTTTCATAAGATTCATATTTTTGATAATCGAACATAGAAATGCCTCCTTGAGATAAAAAAGAATTGATAAGCCAATTATAACATTTAAGGAGCACATGGTAAAGGAGTAAGAAAAACCAAAACAGCATATTATAAAGTATCATGGGAAAGAATGGAGAGAATAAAATGATAGAAGTAATATTTGCAGTAATGCATCTTATTGGAGTAGGGATGATTCTTTTGGTGACGTTGTTCTTTGGCATACTTGCATGGTCCGCTAGAGACGAAAGGGAGTGAAGAGATGGAGCATAGAAGAAACCGCAGGCAGATGAAGATAGACCAAGAGCAGCACTACGACGAAATGGAAAGCCATAAAGCACCGGACAATGCCGTGAAAGCATTTAAACGTCCGGCATATCAAGAGTATAGTGTGAAACAATGTCTGAGAAAATGGGGAGTTGATTTGAGTGGGACGATTGATGGACAAGCAAAGACTGAAAAAGCATAAGGCTAATAAGGAGCGGTTAAAACGACTGGAAGAGAAGATACAAGATCTATGCAGCACAGAAGCAGAGGAAGTGATGGGGAAGGTTCGAGGATCAAGCAAAGATTTCCCTTACACCGAAGTCAGGACATCAGTGGTAATGGCTGATCCTTATGAGCAGGAGAAGATTGATAAGCAGATTAGAAAGGCGGAAGCGGAAAGGATGCTGCTAAAAGCGGATATTGATGAGGTGGATGAGTACATAGAGGCGATAGGAGATCCAGAGATTAAGGAGATATTTGAGCTGGCATTTGTGGAAGGGAAGAAGCAGCAAGAGGTTGCAGACATCGTTGGATATAGCAGAGGAAGAATTTCACAAATAATTAGTGGATATCTGAAAGATTAACACAATTAACATTTTACATATGTTATAATTATTCTAGAATGATTGTATCTAATCATTCACTCTCACAAGTTTTAAATTTTGCTCATGCGAAAGCACCTTGTCGAAAAAGATGGGGTGCTTTTATATGATGGTATATTGATATAAAAAGTGATATACACTAAATGTATAAAAATGCAATATCGGAAAAGTGAACATAAAATACTAGGCAAAACTGCACAAAGTTTGTGTATTTTTGTTTGATTTGTTGATTTTCTTGTAAATATAGAATATAATATCAAATGTAGATAAACATTGATGTTGGCACGTTAGATTGATTTTGCGTGCCATTCTTTAGTTTATACAGGAGGGATACTATGTACAATGTTATAGATGTTGCAAAATATATTATTTTGTATTGCAAACGGAAAGGCTACTCTATAAGTAACTTGAAATTGCAAAAGTTGCTATACTTTGTTCAAGCACAATTCTTGGTAACATATGATTTTCCAGCATTTGATGAGGAAATAGAAGCATGGGATTTTGGACCGGTAGTTCCAGAAGCATATCATTATTTTAAAATGTGGGGGAGTTCGGAAATACCATTTATAGTTGCTAAAGGAGCGGAAAGAAGAATTCGTGTCAATCATCAGAATACGATGGACGATGTGTTAGAACAATGTGCTCACTTTTCAGCACCGTATTTAGTAGAATTAACGCATAATCAAAGTCCTTGGGAGGATAATTATGATGGCTCATATAACAAAGTGATACCGAAAAGTGCAATAAGGAGGTTCTTTGAATAAATGGGAATAAATCCTAATAAACGAACAGATGGACAATCAGGAATGGAATCTGTTGAGAAAACAAAGGAAATGTCGGATAGTACAGATGAATTGTGCGAGTTCTTAGCGACAAAGACTACTAGGTTTTACAGCAGTGAGTTTGTGCAAAAGTTATCTGAGCATATAGAAAAACATGAAAGGCTATTATATGTAGAGATTACGAACTGTATATCTGATTTTGATGAAGGGAAAAGAGCAACATTACAAACTAATATAGAGGATGTTGTTTCGTATGTTTATTCGAAAGAATATGAAGAAAATAATGAGAAAATAAGAAAAGTAGTATTAAAATTATGGGATCATGTGAATTTAGTTAAAAGGCAATTAGATTTATTTACAATAACAGATGAGCATATGCCGCAAGTGATTGAAAATAAAATGAAGGAAGTGTCAAATAATGTATCAAAAAAAGTTATGGAACAATTAATCTCATTAATAGCGATTTTTACGGCTCTTTCGTTTTTGGTTTTTGGAGGAATTAGTTCGTTAGATAATATTTTTATAGGTGCAAAAGATATTCCTGTTTTAAAACTTATGATAGTTGGTTTTATTTGGTGTTTTTGTATTATGAACCTTGTTTTTGCATTTATGTTTTTTGTCGAGAAAATGACAAAATTATCTATAAAATCAACAGATGATATTAATGCAAATCTTGTTCAAAAGTATCCATTAGTTTTTTGGAGTAATTTTGTTGTAGTCTTTGGCTTGATATTATCATGCTGGACATATTATATTAGAAGATATGGACATAGTTTGAAAATTGATAATTTTATAAGCAAATATCCATCGGTCATTAGCATATCAGGGTTTATTATAATATTTTGCATAATGTTTTGGGTTGGAAAGAAAATATATAAAACTTGGTCAGAACATATCGAAGAAAAGAAAAGTTAAGAAATAGGCACCCTCCGGGGTGCTTTTCTAATGCCATGAATGGATAAGTAGGTTCAACTCCTACACATGGCTTCAGGTGCAAAGTAGCGGCTGAGACAGTCCTTAAATGATTAAGCGCGCAATCGGCTTTACATCTGATTGGTACCAAAAGCAGATATCCGCAGATCTGCCAAGTAAACAAGTAGACATGATCTATATTTAGTGTTTTAGTCTCCGAGTGCGGATAGGGGAGAGGATGTCAATAAAAGGCATCCTACGGGCGTATAGCTCAGTTGGTAGAGCGATGGTCTCCAAAACCATATGTCATCGGTTCAATTCCGATTGCGCCTGTTGTGGACTACTGCAACCTCCTTTCTTTTGGTTTTGCGTTTTTGGGTTTTATTATGTTATGCAGTAGTCCTAAAAGTTTAGTGCATCCAGAGATGGGTGATTTTATTATGTTTTAGAGGTGGTGAGTCCAATGACAGAGAAACAGAAAATATTTGCAGATGAATACCTGATTGATTTAAATGCCACACGGGCTTACCGCGCGGCATATCCGTCTGTAAAGAAAGAACAAACGGCAGCACAAGCAGGAAGTAGGATGTTGAGAAATGTCAAGGTTGCCGCATATATTTCTGAGCGAATGGAAGAGAGACAGAAGAGAACAGAGGTAACACAGGATCGAGTTGTACAAGAACTTGCTGCAATTGCATTTGCAAGAGCAACAGATTATGTCGAAGTTAGGTACAATGGTGTAAACAGTACTGTTGTTATAAAACCAACTGCAGAGTTATCGGATGAACAAATATGTGCGATTGCAGGAATTAAAGAAGGGGCAAATGGAATCGAGATAAAGCTGAATGATAAGGAAAAAGCATTGGAACTCCTCGGAAGACATCTAGGTATGTGGAATGACAAGCTGGATATGGCGGGAGATATGGATATGAAGATTGTAGTAGATTACGGTGATGACGATGGAACAAGTTAATGTAGGATTTAACAGAAATTTCAAAGAGTTTAATGAGTGTAAGAAGCGATACCGATTAGCGAAAGGTTCTGCTGGATCCGGAAAGTCGGTAAACATTGCACAGAATTTTATCATCAAACTTGGCGATCCAAAGTACAAAGGTGCAAATCTATTATGTGTCCGGAAAGTAGATATGACAAATAAGGACAGCACTTATGCAGAACTAAAGAGCGCAATTTACAAAATATATGGAGATAAAGCAGGATTGTTTTGGCAGATCAAAAGTAATCCAATGGAGCTGATCTCCAAAATAACTGGAAATAAAGTGATTTTCCGAGGAATGAAAGATGATGGACAGAGAGAAAAAGTAAAGTCTATCACATTTGATGTCGGAAAATTAACATGGATATGGATTGAAGAGGCAACAGAGCTTTACGAAGCGGATGTCGATATTCTCGATGACCGTCTCAGAGGTGATTTGTCATTCAATCCATTTTTGTATTATCAAATCACATTCAGTTTCAATCCAGTGTCGGCAACGCACTGGCTAAAAGCAAAGTATTTTGATATTAAGAGTGATGATATTTACACACACCAGTCAACATACTTACAAAACCGCTTTATTGATGAGGCGTACCACCGGCGCATGATGATGCGTAAAGAGCGAGATCCGGATGGGTACCGAATTTACGGACTCGGAGAATGGGGAGAGACTGGGGGGCTTATCCTTACAAATTATGTAATCGAAGATTTCAACACGTCCTCTGATCGATTTGATTACATGGTAAATTCGCAGGACTTTGGATTTAATCATGCGAATTGCATCGGAGAGGTAGGATTTAAAGACGGAGAGATCTATTTGTGCCGAGAGTTGTATGTATTTGAAAAAGATACATCCGAGATCATACAGCTGGCTGATGGAAAATTTCAGAAGCGAATTACTATGTATTGCGATTCTGCTGAGCCGGACAGAATTAGGATGTGGCAGAAAGCAGGATACAGAGCTTGTCCGGTCAAGAAAGAGCCGAATAGTGTAAAAGCGCAGATTGACTACTTGAAGCAGCATACAATCCATATACATCCGTCCTGCGTAAATACGATTAAGGAGATCCAGCAATGGAAATGGCGAAAAGATGAGAAGACGAACACTTTCACAGATGAGCCAGTGAATTTCTTTGATGATGCGATGGCAATGCTGCGGTATTCGATCGAGCAGGAGAGAAAAGGAAAAGTGAAATTAAAGACCTTTAGAGGAGGAATATAAAATGAATGGGAAAAGACCATACAAATTGCCGGAACCTCTTTTATGTTCCGCTGACAAAGAAATCAATATGGTATTAGTGGATGAATACATTCGAAAACATGAAGAGCGAATGCCGAGATATAGCTATCTTGAGAATTTGTATAAGGGATTTCACGATGTCTTCCGCTTACCGGAAAAAGAAAAATGGAAGCCGGATAACCGACTGGCAGTGAATTTCCCGCGTTATATCACTGAGACTTTTTTAGGATATGCTTATGGGATTTCGATTAAGAAATCACATCCGGATGCAAATATCAAGGACGCGATTCTTGAATTTGACCGGAGTAATGACATATCGGATCAGGAATATGAGCTTGCAAAGAAGTGCTGCATCTACGGACATGCTTTTGAGTATTTTTACCAGGATGAAGAAGCAAAGACAAAAACAGTGATCTGTAATCCAAAAGAACTATTTGTCGTCTACGATGATACTGTAAAGAATCGTGCGCTATTCGCTGTCAGATACGGAAAAAGAGACGATAATGTTACAAGGTATGGCGAGATACTTACAAGGACAGAAATCATCCCATTTGAGGGAGAGAAGATGCAAGAGAGTGCGCCGAATCCCTATGGTCGCATTAATTGCGTGGAATACCTGTTAAACGATGAGAGAATCGGTTTGTATGAGGAAGTCGCCGGCATGGTAGAAACATACAATCGAGTGATCGGAGAAAAGGCGAACGATGTAGATTCTTTCGCAGAAGCATATCTTGCGGTGCTCGGAGCTGAACTGGACGAAGAGGGAGTTTATAAGATTCGGGACAATCGGATTATAAACTTATATGGCACGGATAACGCGAAAGATATTATCGTGCAGTTTCTTGGCAAGCCTACGGCGGATGAAACACAGGAGAATCTTTTGAATCGGCTTGAGAATTTAATCTATCAAACAAGTATGGTAGCGAATATCTCAGATGAATCGTTTGGAAATGCCTCCGGAACCTCTCTTGCGTATAAACTGCAGTCCATGAGCAATCTTGCACTGACATTCGACCGCAAGAATGAGAAATCCATGAGAAAGCGATACAAGCTATTCTGCTCACTTGCAACGAATGTTCCGGATCGTGATGCATGGAAAGATATTGACTTTACAATGAGCCGAAATATCCCAAAGAATCTCCTCGAGGAAGCGCAGACAGCGCAAGCGCTTGAAGGCATTGTATCCAGGGAAACGCAGCTGCAAGTTTTATCCATTGTAAAAGATGCGTCCGAGGAAATCGACAGAATGGAGAAAGAGGACGAAAAGAAGCAGCAAACAATCGTAGAAAAGCGGATGTTCGGAGGTGCGGTAGATGGACAGCAGGACGTACTGGAAGAATAGAGAAGAGGAGCAGAGGAAGAAGAATATTAGGGATGAAGCTGAGTATGCAAAAGAAATTGAGAAGATTTATTTAAATATGATGGATGAAATCCAAAAGGAGATTAATGGATTTTACACACGTTACGCAAAAGCAGAGGGAATTACGATTTCGGAGGCGAAGAAGCGAGTATCTAAAATGGATATTGATGCATACAGTCGGAAAGCAGCGCAGTATGTAAAGGATAAGAATTTTTCGAAGGAAGCCAACGAAGAGATGCGACTCTACAATGCAGCTATGAAGATCAACCGATTGGAAATGTTGAAAGCAAATATCGGCATACATCTTGTTGGGGGATTTGATGAGCTTCAAAAGTATTTTGAGCAGATCCTGACAGACAAAACACTCGAAGAATTTGAACGACAGGCAGGAATCCTCGGAAAGACTATTCAGAACAACGCGAAGATGGCGCATTCGATTGTGAATGCTTCTTTCCACAATGCGAAATATTCGGACCGCATTTGGATGTATCAGGACATGTTGAAAGCTGAATTGTCCAAACTGTTGCAGACTGGTTTGATACAGGGCAAGAATCCAAGAGTACTAGCAAGGCATCTTGAGAGGCGGTTTGGAGTGAGTTTGGCTAACGCAGAACGATTGATGGCAACAGAACTGTCAAGGGTGCAGGCAGAAGCGCAGAAGCAGTCCTATATCCGCAATGGATTTGATGAGTATGAGTTTATCGCAGAGCCTACCGCTTGCCCGATCTGTCGGGCTTTAGACGGAAAACATTTTAAGGTATCGAAGATGATGCCGGGAGAAAATGCGCATCCAATGCATCCTCGCTGCCGGTGCAGTACGGCGGCATATATGGACGATAAAGAGTACCGAGAGTGGTTGGATGGATACCATAAACATGGAATGGATTTCGAGACTTGGAAAAAGAGGGTTGAAAAGAAATCTGCGTTTGGTATAATAAAGGCAGATAAAACTGTCAGCGGACATTCTGGTCCTCCTAAAATGGCAGAGGCGGGAATGGTAATAGATCATATTGGAAAAGATGGAAAAGTAGACGTAAGAGCTTTTTACGGAGAATCAAAGCTGAAGTTTAAAGACATCCATACAACTGCTCACGGAAATCCAAAACAGCACCCTTACGGAAAAACCGGGGAGCATGTACATGATTATATATGGGGAGAAGACGGCAGACTGAAGAATAAGACAACTCGTGAATTAAGCGAAGAGGAAAGAAAGGAGAATGAAGAGATATTATGAATAAAGACGAATTAAGACAAATTTTATCTGAGTGTTGCAATGATATTTCGTTCTCTTATAAAGGATTGCCATCGGGAGTGACAAGCGAAGTTCATAATTATGTTCCAACATATCAAGTATGGCATGGAGATGACGTAAAAGAGTATGATAATGTGGATGAAGTTATGAATGATAAATTTTATAGTGGAAAGTCATTAAACGATCTAGTAAAAGAAGTAGAAATTGATGTAATGTAATACCATCGGCTGAGTTGGCTGGTGGTATTTTTATACCCATTTAGGAGGCTGATCTATTTGATTGTAGTAAATGTAAACGAAGAAAAAATAACATTGGATGGTCATGCAGGTTATGCGGAGCCGGGAAAAGATATTGTGTGCGCAGCTGTTACAGCTCTTACACAAACAATGGTACATAGTATCAAGGCGCTTACCGAAGATAAGCCGGAATACACGGCATGTCCGGGAAAATTTGAAATGGAAATAAAGAATTTATCAGAGAAGTCGAAAACTTTGGTAGATTCTTTTTTTATTGGAGTTTGCGATATAGCGGAGGAATTTCCGGAGCATGTGAAAGTGGGGTGAAAATATGAGTAAAGCAGAGAGTTTTATCAGAGTGGCGACAGTAAGTGAACAAGCATTAGTTCTTGAATTTGCGCATGAGGGAAGAGCATATCTTGTGAAGAATTTTACGGATGGTGATGTATATGTTGGTCTCAAGGATGGTGCGACAAAAGAGGAGAGTATGTTAATTCCCGCTAATACAGCGCAGTGTGTGATTCTAAGGGATAAAATGTACTTTGATAAGGATGGAAACATCGTCCAAATCATCCCCACAGCAACCTCAGAAAAAGGAGTTGAAGTACAATGCTTAAAATGGTAGATGGAACCGGAATCATCGGTGTTGATATGGTATGCCCTCTAGGTGGCGCTGTATCCCCTCCACAGCCGCCAAATTACGATAATGTAGAGATGGAGGGCATGGGTAGCTTAACACTCCAGAACAGCTTAAAGGCGCCGTTTGAGAGGTTGGAATTGATTGGAAATAGTACACAGGGCGAGAATCCATCGCCGGACAATCCGCAGGAGATTAAAAGTGCAGGAAGGTTCGATGAAGCGAGCGGGAAATACTTGTTTGATGTGAAAGTGACTGGGAAGAATTTGTTTGATATCAATAACTATGTTGGCTCAATAAAGAAAATATCTGAATCTGAATTTCACACAGAAGCCAAGTGGGGAACACTAATCGGAGATATTAATTTAAAGACTGGGGGGAAATACAACATTTCTTATACATTTGAAATTGATAGCATAACAAATTCAGATTGTGGAGTTAGAATCAAATGTACAAAGAGTGATGGAACAGTATCATATATATTTGATCTCCCTAAAATGATAGGATATGTTTGTAATTATACAAAGAGTGCCATAGTCCCTGTCGATACTGTTAAGTGCGAGATTCTGTTGTATACAGATGTTAAACTAAAAATCGGTGGTACATTTAAAAAATTAATGATCGCAGAAGATAGTGAAAATGTAGCATTAAACATATACCAACCTTACACCGAACAAACCCTCACCCTCACCTCAGACCGCCCAATTACCAAATGGGATAAGTTAGTCGAGCAGGGTGGGAGTATGGGGTGGCTGTACAGTGGAAAAATAGCGAAAGAATTTACATTCGTATCGAAAGCATCGGACGAGAATATAAGTGGAAGAATTCGAAGACGATTTAAAACTTCTTTAAATGGCAAATTTCCACAGACAGATAAAGTTATGTGTAATTTTCTGACAACGGATAATGTAAGAAACGACTATCCTATTGGTATAGTAGGAAGTGGCGATATTTATATCTATTTCTACGAAAACACAGGGGTTGAAACACTTGAGCAAGCCAACCATTGGCTTAAGAATTTGCCATTCGAGAAAACGATTATATTCGAACGTAAAACCACCGAATTCGTCCCACTCTCGGAATCCGAACAGACACAACTTAGGAATCTGCACAGCTACAATGGCACAACGAATATCACGGTAGACAGCGGAGAAGTACCATGTGGAATCAAATTAACATATCGAAAGGAGAAATAGCATGAACTACGCAAAAATCATGGAAAACGGAACTGTAAGAATTAGCTCCATCAAGAAAGAGGGCTACAAGCCACTCAAAGAAGAAAAGCCGGAGGGATTTAGCAATCTAGTCTTTGTCGGCTATACCGAAACAGAGGAAAATGTAATTAAAGAATACGAGGCAGTCGATGACGGTATGAGCGCCTACGGCAAACTACAAAAGGACTTAAAAGCAACGCAGACGGCGCAGGAAGTCACAGACCAAGCGGTGCAGGAATTAATTTTGGCAACGATGAAAATGGGGGTGTAAGTTATGGCACAGTTTTTAGCCAATAGAATCAAAGGCGGGCATCTGACAATCGGCGAGGTACCGGAAAGCTTAAAAGAGCAGGTGCAGGCATTGCTTTAGGAGGAAAGATATGCTTAAATGGCTGAAACAGAGATTTTGTAAGCACAAGTACCGTAAACACTACGACAAGACTACAAAGGGATATGTGCGACGTTGTGTAAAATGCGGGAAAATTGAATAAGTAAGACATTGGCACATAGAGATATGTGTTATTTTTATGCCTTTTTCCGGCAGGCGGTAAAGAACCGGAAAATATTTTAAAGCAATGGTCTGGACGATGGATGGACTGGGGCGGAAGGAGAAGAATCATGAAAAATAAATTATTTATGACATTACAGTTATTTGCCGAAGACGAAGGAACTGGGGCAGAAAGCAATGGATCCGGCGCAAGTGGTGAAGGAACACAAGGCAACGAGGGAGATCAGGGAACTTCCGGTAATACGTTTGAGAACTTTTTAAAAGATGGGAAGAATCAAGCGGAGTTCGATAGGCGTGTTAGCAAGGCAATCGAAACAGCACTCGGAAACGCAAAGGTAAAATGGCAGGAAGATGCCGACCAAAAGGCGGAAGAAGTTGCTAAAGTTGCGAAGATGAATGCAGAGCAGAAGCAGCAGTATGAGATGGATAAGTTGAAAAGAGAGAATGAGAGATTGCAGGCAGAGTCTGTTAAGAATCAGCTCAGCAGAAATGCGGCAGGAGTCCTCTCGGATAAAGGCATTGAAGCAACGCAAGAGGTGCTTGATTTTGTTGTGGGAACTGATGAAGCAGATACCAATGCAAGGATTGACACTCTCGTGAAAATCGTAGAATCCCAGCTTAAGAAAGCAGAGATCGCTAGAGCAACCGGAACTACACCGAAGACCATGACGAACCAAAGAAACCAGATGTCTGAATTTGACAAGAGACTTGCAAAGTATAAGTAAAGGAGAATGTGAAGATGAAAAACAAAGAATTTATGATGTTACAGTTATTTGCAGATGGAGACAACAATGATATGACGGCAAGGAGCTTTCAGCTTGAGTTTAAAAACCTCTTGCAGGCAGTATTCAAGAAGACAGCTTATTTTGCTGACTTTTTCGGCGGAGAGCTCGAAGCACTTGATGGTGTGAGAGAAAACGAGACAGCATTTTACGTAAAGACATCAGACATCCCAGTTACTGTTGGAACTGGATATGATAAGGCGGCAACGAAAGCATTTGGAACAGGAACAGGAAGCTCTAGTCGCTTTGGAGAGAGAAAAGAGATTATCTACAAAGACACGCCAGTCAATTATTCTTGGGGTTGGAATTTTCACGAAGGAATTGATCGGCACACGGTAAACAACGATTTTGATGTTGCGGTGGCAGATCGCTTGGAACTGCAGGCGCAGGCAAAAACCAAGGCATTTAACAAACAGCACGGAAAATTTATTTCTCAGTCGGCAGGAAAGTCTTTGGAAGTCACAGATTACACAGCAGATAACGTATTGAAGCTGTTTAACGAACTTTCAAAACATTTCAACAACATCGAAGCAATCGGAACGAAAAAGATTAAGGTTTGCTCAGACCTTTACAATGCGATTGTAGATCATCCTCTGAATACAGCTGCGAAACACTCTACTGTAAACATTGACGGCAACGAAGTTGTGAAATTCAAAGGATTTCTCGTGGAAGAGGTTCCGGACGAATTATTCCAGTCCACAGATTGCGCTTATGCTTATATCGCAGGAGTTGGTAAAGCATTTACCGGAATCAATACAGCAAGAACGATCGAGTCAGAAGACTTTGACGGTGTAGCTTTGCAGGGTGCTGGAAAAGCAGGAGAATTTATCCTGAAAGATAACAAGAAAGCAGTTGTAAAAGTGTCGGCGGGGGAATAGAACCCTCTGACGATGCAGCCTTAATTGGCAGAGGGAAAGTCGGAAAGGCAAAAGTAGGGAAAGACAAATAATATTTGGAGGTATTGAATATGGCATATGTAAAAAAAGATTGGACAAACGGAGAAGTGATTCAAGAGGCGGCGATGGACAACATCGAAAATGGTATTGCTGCAAATGATGCAAAAAATACACAGCAGGACGGAAAAATCAGCGATATCGATGGGAAACTTGTTAAGGCGGTTGCCGGATCTAAAGATGGTTTGATGTCAAAAGAGGACAAAACAAAACTTGACGGAATTGCCGCCAATGCAAATAATTATGTGTTACCAGCCGCAGGATCTAGTATTGGTGGGGTAAAAAAAGCAAGCGCAGTTGCTAATGTGGCATCAGCTGATGCCACAGCGGTTGGTGGAGTGTACGCTAAAGCAGAAATAGACAAAATCGTTACGTTGGCAAACGAAACAAAGAAGCAACTAAACGCAACATTAGCAGCACTTAAAACGGCAGGGCAGATGGCGGATGCGTAGAAGGTGATTTGATCAAAAACAAATCATTTAAAACTCTTAGGTGGAGGAAGACGGATGTTAAATGACTTAAAGATAATGCTCGGCATTGAATCTAGTGACAATTCTCTCGATGAAAAGCTGACATTAGTGCTTAATTCTGTGCAGGGGCGCCTAAAGCTCCTGCTTGGAGGAATTGAAGTACCGCAGGAAATGAATCACATTGTTATTGAAGTGGCAGTGATTCGGTTCAACCGGCTAGGTTCCGAAGGGATGTCTTCCCACAATGTCGAGGGCGAAAGCATGTCTTACAACGACAATGATTTTGATGGATTTATGAATGAGATACAAGCTTTTTTAGATTCGCAAAAGGAATCAAAGCGAGGAAGGGTGCGATTTATTTGAGATGCGATACAGAGGTTTTCCTCCAGTCGGTTATGACTGGAGAGTACAATGAATCTACCGGAGATTATGGAGACGATATAATCTACGAAGAAAAAAGGCATGCCAGCGTTACGGATACCGGCACGGATACGATGAATCTTGTGTACGGTGCTATAAAGCAGGGAAGTAAGACGGTGCGATTACAGATGCACTATAAAAAAACGTTTGATCGTATCCGGATAGGCAACGCCTTATACAGAGTGGATTTTGAGCGGAAACTGCGGACAAAGCATGTGTTTGTAGTATCGGAGGTGCAAAGTGGCAGAAATTAAATTTGAGGGAATTGCAAAGCTGAATAAAGGCTTGAAGAAGAGAATGGATATGAGTGCTGTGAAGACTGCTGTAAAAAAGAACGGCTCAGATATGCAAAAGAAAGCGCAGAGGAATGCTCCGGTAGATACTGGAAATCTTAAGAACAACATCGGTTTGGAGATTTCAGACGGTGGAATGACTGCCACAGTAGAGCCGACAGCCGAGTATGCACCTTATGTAGAGCTTGGAACCCGCTTTATGGAAGCTCAACCGTTTTTGAAGCCTGCATTTGAGGAACAGAAAAAGCAGTTTGAAAAAGATTTGAAAGAACTTGTGAGGTGATATATGGATCCGCAGCAAGAATTATTTACAAAATTACTTACAGAGATCAAAGCATTAGGATATGACGTATATGATGGCTTTTTACCGCCGGATGGTACGCCGTATCCTTTTGTGTATCTTGCAGACAGTCAACAGATTGATGAAGCAAATAAGACCGCTGTCTTTGGCAGTGTCCATCAGACAATCCATATTTGGTGTGATAATCCAAAACGCAGAGGTACGGTATCAAAAATGTTGTTGGCGATTAAAAATACATGCAGAAAATTGGAACACACCGATAATTTTGCATGGGATGTCCGGAATGTAAATCAAAGGATTTTGCCGGATAAGACCACAAAGCAGCCGCTTTTACATGGGCTGTTAGAAATAAAATTTAGTTTTAGTTAGAGAGGAGAAAAAGCATGTTTAAGACAGGTTTACAGTTATTTGCAGAGGCGGTATCCGGTAAAAAAATCGTTTATCTGTACCGCATTGCAGAGAAAGCAAAAGAGGAAGCTGCAAAAAATCTTGCATTCACAACAGAAAATGGAAGAACGAAAAGTAAGGATGCCGAGTCTACGGCTACCAAAGACGGCTCTATCCGTACACCGGGAGCGGCAGAAACGGAAATTACTGCAACAGCCGTATTATCCAAAGGAGATAAGCTGATTGCTGAGCTCGAAGATGCTATGGACAGTGATAAACTTATCGAAATTTGGGAAGCGAATCTAGAAGATTCAGCAGAACCGGGACCGAATAAATTCAAAGGGATGTACTTCCAGGGATACCTTACAGAGGTAGAAATCACATCTTCTGCGGAGGAAAATGTAGAAGTATCTCTTACTTTCGGTATCAATGGATCAGGTAAGAGAGGGGATGTCACAGTGACTACGCAGCAGCAGGAAGTAGCAGCCTATGTATTTAAGGATACAACACAGGCGGGGGAATAGAACCCTCTGACGATGCAGCCTTAATTGGCAGAGGGAAAGTCGGAAAGGCAAAAGTAGGAAAAGAATAGATCATGTACATAGAGGGCGCCAAGACCGCTCTCTTTTTAGTGGAGGAATAAAAGATGATGGAATTAACAATTAAAGGACAGGTATATCAGTTTAACTTTGGAATGGGATTTTTGAGAGAAATTAATAAACAGACCAATGTCCCGGTAGACGGTGCTCCGGGAGTCAAAAAAGATGTGGGATTTCGGTACGCGCTCATGAATTTAATGGATGGAGACACGGAAGCATTGGTAAACGTCCTTGATATTGCAAATAAAGGTCAAGAATTAAGAGTTACAAGAAACTTTTTGGATGAGTATATCGATGATGAAAACACTGACATCGATGGATTGTTCGACACTGTAATGGGTTTCTTAAAGAGTGCAAATGCTGTGAAGAGAATCGTGAAAGAAGTTCTGGAAGCAGTGGAGAAAGAGAAGAAGAGACTGGATCAGGAGGCTTAAACTTTGAAGATACCTACAAGGAAGTAGCCTTAAACTGCTTCCGGTATCTCAACTTTAAAAGTTTCGACGAAGTAGATAAGCTTACAATCCCGGAATACAACTTGCTGATGGAGGCTGTGCAATTAAAAGAGGTAGATAAGGATTACCGAAATCACCTGCAAGCCTTCTTAAATTTTGCCGTAAAAGCAGAGAAAAAGGTTGGAAAAGGGAAGTCGAAACCGGTTTACCAAAGATTTAGGAAATTCTTCGACTACGAAAAAGAAGTGGATCGCGTAAAGAACCGCAAGAAGAAAAATGAAAGATTAGACATAATCGGCAGAATGATGAAAGGAGAGTGATGACATGGCAGAAAGCTATTCTGTGAAAGCAATATTATCGGCGCAGGACAAGGGTTTTACATCGGCTTTTAAGTCGGCGATGTCCTCGGCAAGCAGCCTTAAAAGTACTTTGACAAGTGGTCTTGGTTTCGGCATTATGGCAGGTATCGGGCAAAAAGCGCTTGGAACGATTACATCCGGAATCGGCGGCATGGTGTCGGAACTCAATTCGTCAAGTGCTGCATGGAAGACTTTTAATGGTAATATGTCGATGCTCGGAAAAGGCGCGGATGAGATTTCCTCTGTAAAAAAAGAGTTGCAGGAGTTTGCAGAAGATACAATTTACAGCGCATCTGATATGGCAAGTACCTATGCGCAGTTGAGTGCGGTAGGTATTAAGAGCACGAACAAGCTTGTAAAAGGCTTTGGAGGATTAGCAGCTGCGGCAGAGAACCCAAAGCAGGCAATGAAAACCTTAAGTCAGCAAGCCACGCAGATGGCAGCAAAGCCGACAGTTGCATGGGCGGATTTTAAGCTCATGATTGAGCAGACTCCGGCTGGTATTGCAGCGGTGGCAAAGGAAATGGGAATGTCAACCACAGAGCTTGTGCAAAATGTGCAAGCCGGAACGATTGCGACAGAAGATTTCTTTGATGCAATCGCAAAAGTTGGCACAAATGATGCGTTTACAAAGCTTGCGACAGAATATAAGACGGTAGATCAGGCAATGGATGGTCTAACCGAAACAGTAAGCAATAAGTTAGCACCGTCATTCGATGTTTTGTCCGGTCGAGCAATCAAGTCTTTGGACGGAATTATTAATAAGTTCGGAGAAATGGATGGGGATGCAATCGCTGGGAAATTAACCTCATTTCTTGATAAAGCAAGCGGGTACTGGAATGTTTTGAAAACGGAAGCTTCTGAAGTAAAAACAGCTTTCGGAGATGCGTTTTCGGCGATCGGGAAAGATCTTGGAAAGGTTACTGGTGCGTTTGGCTCTACAGAAAGTATTAGTTCTTTCGCCGGTGTAATGGATTCTGCGAGCGGTGCTTTGCAAACGTTTGCCGGATTTTTAGAAGACCATTCTGAAACTATCGCGAAAGTTATTCCTCAGATTCCGAAGCTTGTTGTTGCATATAAGGGCTTTAAGATTGTAAAAAGTGTTGCTCCGTTTGTAGGAGTATTTACGAGTGCGATTGCAGGTCTTGCAGGGACAGGAATAAGTAAAATCGCAGGAAAATTGTTCGGAATCTCTAAGGGGCAAGAAGCAGTAGGTAAAAGCAGTTCGTCAAGTTCTAAAAAAATGATAGCATCTGCAAAGTCGTTCATGATGCTTGGTGCCGGAGTTGCTTTAATCAGTGGAGGATTCTTCTTGCTTGCTCAGAGTGCAAAGGCGGTAGCGGACTCAGGACCATTGGCGGTGGGTGTACTTGCGGGACTTGTGGCAGTCGTGGCGGGGCTTGGACTCGGAATGATGAAAATGTTATCTACAATGTCTGGTGGAACGAAAAAACTTGCAGCAATGTCAAAAGCGATGATTGCTTTCGGGGCGAGTTTATTGATGGTGAGCGCCGCTTTTTATGTCTTATCCAGTGCAGCGATCAATCTCGCCAGTGCGGGACCACTTGCAATTGGTGTGATGGTTGGTATGGTAGCGGCAATCGCAGGTCTTATGATTGTTGCAAAAATGGTAGGACCAGCATTGACTGCCGGGGCTGTGGGTTTGCTCGCTTTCGGTGCGGCAGTACTCGTGGCGGCAGCAGGAATGATGCTATTGACTACTGCATCTATATCTTTAGCAAATGCAGGACCTTTAGCTGTCGGAGTTATGTTTGGCCTGATTGTGGCAATCGGCGCCTTAATGGTAGTAGCGGCCGCAGTGGGACCAGCTCTTACAGCAGCTTCAATCGGACTGGTTGCATTTGGAGCTGCAGCACTACTGGTTGGAGTCGGAGCATTGCTGGCAGGAGCTGCGCTTGCAGTGGTAACTGCAGTACTTCCGATTGTGACAGCTTACGGCACAGCGGGTGCTACGGCAATTTTGCAATTATCCCTTGCGATGATGGCTTTTGCAGCAGGAGCAACGCTCGCAGGAGCGGGAAGTATTATCCTCGGTGCCGGACTTATGGTCGTAGGAGCGGGGCTTGCTTTGGTGGGGGCAGCGGTTATTGTAACAGCAGCAGGCATGATGTTGTTGGCAGCAGGAACACTGGTACTCGGGGCAGGACTTTCACTTGCTGCATCTAGTATCATGATCGTGGCAGTGGCACTTCCACTTGTGGCGGCAGGCGCTTTATTGGGTGTAGCAGGATTTACTGCTTTAATGGCGGTATCAGTAGCACTAGGTGCATCAATGTTATTGCTTACAACGTCCTTTGCATTGCTTGCTGCTTTATCATTAGCGGCAACAGTCGGAATCGCTGCATTTGGAGTAGCAATGCTCGCAGGAAGTGTAGGAACACTGGCAATGGCGGCAGCTCTTTTATCCGTAAATTCAAGCATGAAATCCATTTCCAAAAACGCAAAGTCAGCGCAGAAATCTATCACGAGCATGAAAGATTCTGTCAGCATTGTAAATGATGGATTGGATGCGCTCGGAAACAAGGCAAAGAGCGCAGTAAACTCCCTTGTGAGCGCATTTAACGATGGTGCAGGAAGAGCAAGGAACGCTGGACAAAAGATGGGAGACGGAGTAAAAGATGGAGTTACAAAAGGGCTTCAACCTCTTCCGAATATTGCGAATCAGACGATGAGCAGATTCAATTCTGCATTATCTTCTGGATCGGCCAGAGCGATTGCAACAGCAAATATGATGTCAGTATCAATCGTGGCGGCATTAAGCAGCGCAGCTCCGGGCGCATATAGCAGCGGATTAAGTATCGGTATTAACTTTGCGAATGGGCTGGCGGCAAGCCTCGTAAGAATCCAATCAATCGCTGCACAGATGTCTGCAGCTGCAAGTTCCGCGGCGGCAGCTAAGGCGAGTATGCCAAAGACGAGAAGTATTGCCCCGGTGGAGCCAATAGTGGAACCGATGGCGGCAACTTACAGTCTTACTTATGCAATGGATGATATTGCAGATATTCCGACAATTGCAAGTGTGGAAACGACAAGAAATATGCATGCAAGCAGCTTGACACGAAGCATAGAAGATGAATATTCTTATCGCCCGCACGAGGATGAAGAAAGAGTGATTATTATTCCAGTCAATCTGGACGGAAGGGAAATCGCTCGAGTAACAGCACCGTACACAAGAGAGGAAATGGACAGGATAGACAAGAAAGGGAAATTGATAAGAGGCATTCGGTAAGGAAGGAGTAAAGATGTATAGTTTTAGAGATACAATTGATAAGCAGTATACGCAGGGGCTTCCTTCCGAAGCCCTAAATATTAATGGAAAATATATCGAAAATGAAATTGAAGGTTATCAAACACTTAAGGTTTCAGGGCGAGAGCTGCTAGATACAGAAATAATTGATGTACAAGTGGGAGAAAGTAATGGAAATTATTACCAGAGTAAACGCATGCCAGCGAGGGAAATTACGGTAACATATCAAATTTTATCAAAATCTCCTGAAGAATTTAGGGAAAAATTTAATCGCTTGAATTTGATTTTGAGCCAAGAGCAGGCGAAATTAATTTTTGCCGATGAACTTGATAAATATTTCATTGGCACAAAAAGCTCTGTTGGAGAAGCGCCAGATGGTTTGTTGAATGTAGTTGGTGAGTTTTCCTTTTATTGTGCAGACCCAAGAAAGTATTCAGACACTCAAAAGTCTTTTCAAGCCTCTCTCAATCCCGAAGGAGCAATGGAAATGACAATTTCTAACACTGGGACAGAATCTGTTCCGGTAGATTATGAGATTAAGCACAACCACGAAAATGGATTTATCGGTATCGTGTCTGAGTATGGGGTGATTCAGCTTGGACACGTCAATGAGATGGATATGGAAGAAAAGGAAAAGTCAGAATACCTCCTTAATTATCGGCAGGCATCCCAGTATGATGCGATGCGCAGCGGATCAGGAATATTTTTTGATCCAAGCTATGGAAAATCTGGTACGTTTGGGACGTATAACTATGACAATAAGACTTGGGTAAGCCTAGCAAGTGCCGGTGTAGGTTCCGGCTGGCACGGAGCGGCAAGAACAATAGATTTACCACCAGATCAAACAGGGATTTCTGGTTCTGCCAACTTTGCCATGCAAGGAAAAGTATGGTTTCGCCCAACAGCAACAAATCAGTGCGGGATAATAGAGTATTGCATTGCAGACAAGAACGGAAGGCATCTTGCATCTGCAAGGATAGCAAAATGGAACCCTGTCACGGATACAGCGCTTCTGATATTATGTGTCAACGGCAAAGAGATGAAACGTGTAGAATTTAACAGCGCGTTATCAGAATTATTCGTCCACAATCGAGGGGATTTCTATATTTTCAAATCCGGAAAGGAAATCATATTTTGCTTTGGCGGTTTGTATAGCTTTGATATTCCAGAAATCGAGAAAATGGAAGCTAAGACTGTATCTGTATTTATCGGACAGCGGGACAATTATCCGATTATTCCGAAAATGTATCTGAATTACCTTGTGTTCCGGAAAGATAAAGTAAAAACATGGCTTGATATTCCAAATAGATACCCATCGGGGAGTATTGTTACAATCGATGGAAAAAGCCGAAAAGTATATATGGATGGCATTCAGAGGGCGGCGGATGAGGTGCGTGGAAGTAAGTATTTTAATGTCCCACCGGGAGAAACGAAAATACAGTTCTACTACTCAAATTTTTGCAGCCCACCGCCAACGATTACAGCAAAAATACAGGAGGCATACTTATAATGGAAAATATTAGAATTGCAGTTTTAAGCGCAAATGATGAACTGCACACATTTATGGACAATGAGGCTCCTGAAGCATTACATTACTACGAGGATGAGCTACATGAGTATTTGCAGGGAGCAGCGAACACATTCGCTTTTACAGCTATGGCGAAGCATCAGGATTCGATTTATCTCGTAGAAGGGAATAAATTAGCTTTTGTATACAATGGTAGAGATTACTACCTTAATATTATGTCTGTAAGCCGGGATGAGTATGAAGTAGAGGTGGAGGCGTTCTCTACCTCTTTTGAGCTGCTGAACGAATCGGTCGGTGAATATGATCCCGGAAAAGCGGTATCGTTTGAATCTTATTTAAATACTTTTGATCCGGAGCATTCGCTCTCGCTCGGAATCAATGAAGTTTCTGAGTTGAATGTCTGGCATAAGTTCACGGGACAAGAGACCATTTTAAAAAGATTGTATTCCGTTGCAGATATGTTTCTGGCGGAATTGGAGTTTGTTCCGGAACTGAACACGGATCACTCGTTAAAAAGGATTGTATTAAATGTATATAGAGAGCATTCAGAGAAGAGCCAAGGAGTCGGAAAAGACAGAACAGACATTAAGCTACGGTACGGAACGAATGTAGATGGAATTCGAAAAACGACGGATATAACAGAGCTTGCAACGGCTATCAGGCCAACTGGTACAGATGGGGTTAATCTTCTAGGGTTTGAGTCCACCAGAAATGACGAGAAAGGGAACATTGAGTTTCAAACAGTAAAAAATTCTTATGATATTTGGGCTGTGAAGGCAAGAGACCGCTTTCCATCGAATCGAGTATCCTATGACAGATATATCGTACAGACAAAAGAATATGAGGAAAATGATGTGAATTCGTTATTCTTGGCGGCGTTGAATGATCTGAAGAAGATGTGTATTCCGAAAGTAACTTATGAAGTAGATGGATATTTTGACACCGGAATCGGCGATACGGTAATGATTGAAGATGATGGGTACAATCCTACGCTTTACTTACAAGCAAGAGTTTCAGAGCAGGTGCGAAGCTTTACGGAACCGTCCCGAAATAAGACGATATTTTCTAATTTTAAAGAGCTTCAATCGCAGGTGGATGCTTCTCTGCTTGATAAGATGAATGCGCTCATACAAGAAAACAAGGTGTATAACTGCATTATTTTAAGCGATAACGGAATTGTCTTTAAGAATGGAAAAGGAACAACTACACTTACTGCATCAGTTACGGCACCGGGCGCTGATTTGACTGACAAATTCGCAATCATTTGGAAAAAAGATGGTAGCGAAATAGCGCGAGAAAAGAGCATCGTTGTGTCCGCTACGGATGTTTCAGGAAAAGCGGTTTACCGTTTTGAAGCAATGGAAGGCGAAAAACTGAGAGGATCTTACGAAGTCACTGTAAGCAATGTGGATGATGGAGCACCGGGAAGCCCAGGAAAATCTTATTATACATGGATTAAGTTTGCGGATGACGGACTGGGGAATGGCATGTCTGATTATCCGGACGGCAAGCAATATATGGGAATTGCTTACAATAAGGGAACCCTAGAGGAATCCAATAATGCGAGAGATTACCAGTGGGCGAGAATCACTGGGGAGGGAATACCGGGACCACCTGGAGACAATGGCGTTACCTATTATACGTGGGTGAGATACGCAGATGATTTATATGGAAATGGGATGTCTGATAGTCCGAATGGGAAATATTACATCGGATTAGCTTTTAATAAAGAATCGCCAATAGAGAGCAGTGATCCACGAGAATACCAGTGGTCTAAATACAGAGGAGATGATGGTACACCGGGGATTAACGGAGAAGACGGAAAGACAACATACTTCCATGTAAAATATAGTTCGGTTCCAAATCCTACATCATCATGGGAAATGACTGAAACTCCAAGCAAATATATTGGAACTTACGTGGACTTTTTAATACAGGATAGTACCAACCCAAGAGATTATGCATGGACGCAATTTCAGGGAGATCCGGGGCAGAATGGAATACCTGGAACCAACGGACAGGATGGCAGAACGTCTTACTTGCATATTGCTTATGCAAATAGTGCAGATGGGAATACAGACTTCTCAACCACTGTAAGCGTTGGCAAGACTTATATGGGACAGTACGTGGATTACGAGGAAAGAGATAGCGAGAACCCATATATGTATAAGTGGTCCAAGATAAAAGGAGAGGACGGTACAGACGGACAAGATGGTGTAGGCATTAGCCGAATCACGAAATATTACCTTTCATCCGAAAGAAGCGCTGGAATCACAGTAAATACTTATGGATGGTCAACTTCTATACAGGAGATGACTCCAGAAAGAAAATATCTGTGGAGTTACGACAATATCGCTTATACAAACAGCACATCTGTAGATACGACTCCAATTATCATCGGTGTACGCGGCGAAAGTGGGGAGAATGGCATTGTTGTATCGAAAACGCCACCAGACAACCCACAAGTAGGGCAGCTATGGCAGACAGAATCCGGACAACCGATTATGCGATGGGATGGTGCGAGATGGGTGCTGCATTATATAGCTGTAGATAATCTCGATGTAAAGAAGCTGTCTGCGATTACTGCGGATTTGGGCGAGGTGACAGCCGGAAATATCTCTAACCCCAAAAAGACATTTGTCATAGATGTTGCAAACGGAACGATTGCATCCAAAGCATCCGAACAAACAGGTGCTGATTATATGGTCCTTAGACAAGGATCTGTATTTTTTGAAGGAAATGATCCCGGAACCAACCGAATTAATGCGAATTATCTAGGATACGGAATGATATTTAACAATATTTCCGGTGCCAAGTCTATGCGAATGCTATACGAAAACGGCGAGATGTATCTGTATCAGTCAGCAAAAGCAGGGATTCCATTGTACGAAAATCTGTCAATGTTAGAAAACGGTCCCAAGGTATTGACAGAAGGAAAAGAGTTGGCAGAGGGAGGAAGCTTTAAAGTATCAGGCTCGAAGGGATTGCTATTATTAGAGGTAGCAAATAGCAGCGCAAGAAGTAGAAAGATGGAAGTTTTTATCAAGGGTGTAAACGCAGAGCGAAACATCCATATCAGCTACGCAGATGGGACATCTTTAAACATTACGATTACAGTAACATGGAGTGGAAGCAATGCAACGATTAAATGTACTCGCTTCTGGGCAGAGGGACAGTGGAGCGGTGGAACAAGCCAGATTTATTATGCTTATACAATTTAGGAGGGCGGAATATGGAAATTAGAGCAAGACCGTGATGGTCTTATTTTTATGCAATATTACAAATTAGGAGAATTTTATGGAATCTTTTATCATGCAGACATATACTATTGTACTTCCGATAATTCTAGGGTACGTTGTATGGCTGCTTAAAAATCAAAAGAAAGACCGAGATGCAAACAGCAAAGGAACGATGCTTTTGCTCAGAGTCCAGATGATTGAGTACCACGAGAAATGGATTGCAAGAGGCTATGTGACAAAACACGGACTCGAAAATTTTATTGAGATGTATGACTCATATCACGATCTTGGCGGAAACGGAGTGGCTACGCAGCTGCTTGAAGAAGTGAAGGAATTGCCAATTAGAGGTTAGGAGGTAGAGAGAATGGAACAGATTATGGATTATGTCAAACCAGAATTGATTGTAGTAGCAGTAGTGTTGTATTTTTGCGGTATGGGGTTAAAGCAGTCGCAGGCAGTGAAAGATAAGTACATTCCGGCGATTTTAGGGGCAGGAGGAATCTTCCTGGCAACAATCTATGTGATTGCCACTTGCCCACTAGGGACAATGCAGGAGATTGCAATGGCAGTGTTCACAGCGATTGTGCAAGGTATTTTGGTAGCAGGGTTAAGCACATATATTAATCAGACGATCAAACAACTTGGGAAGAATGAGTAAAATAGAAAAAAGCAAAGGGAGTCTTCGGACTCTCTTTTATTGTATTTGAAAGTAGGAAAGGAGTTTAAGTATGGCACATTTATTTATTATTACAGGACATGGAGCAGGAGATCCGGGAGCATGTGCAAACGGATTTTCGGAAGCAGAGAGAGTAAGAGCATTGGCAACGAGAATTAAAGCACTCGGCGGCGATCGGGTTACTCTGGGGGACTTTAACAGAGATTATTATGCAGACAATGGTATCAGTAGCCTTGATATCCCAGCTGACTGGCAAATCACAGAGTTACACATGGACAGTGCAGCGGAAGAAGCCAAAGGCGGTCATGTCATTATTAAGGCAGGATTTGATCCGGATCAGTACGACAATGCCCTTGCAAGTTTTATCGGCGGTATTTTACCGGGACGATCCAACTTAATCGTTGGCAGGGATGATCTCGCTAATCCGGACAGAGCAGCTGCAAGAGGATATAGCTATCGTCTCGTAGAGGTTGGATTTATTACAAATATTGGAGATCTTACGATTTTTAATGATCAGATGGATGATATTGCGCGAGGAATCTTAGCGGCATTTGAAATTAAAACAGATAAGCCAGTAGAAAAGCCGGATAAAGTAAACGCATCTCTCCAAACAAATAACGGCGCAGATTGCACAAGATTGTCTATTAAAGCTGTTAAAGATAACATCTACAAGGTCATCGATAAGGAACACGGTTTTATGCTTACGGCGGCAGCTGGACAAGCTAATGCAAATGTAGATTTCCGGAAATTTGACTGCGGAGATTACCAGTTGTGGAAATTGGTTAAGAAGCGGTACAAAAACGCAGACTACACAATGTTAGAGAGTGTTGCGGCTCCGGGACTGTATTTATCTGCGGAAAATAACGGCAGTGGAGGAAAGAATAATTTGAAATTGTACACTGATCTGCACAACATGAAACAGAAGTTCTATATCCGAGAAGAAACGGATGGAAGATCGTTGATTATCCACAGTTTTAGCGGGAAGTGCGTTGCGGCTAAATAGCGGATTAGCTTATTGCTAAGATTGTGCAAGATAAATTGGACAGACGCATTTACATATTAGCAAATATATGCTATGGTAAAGGTGTCCAATACAGATGATGCTCTGTATTGCGGAAACTGAGCAAATCACAGTTTCGCGGATTGAAATATTAACAGTAGCTTTAATTGCTACTAGATAAGGATAAGCTTAATGCTTATCCTTTTATCTTGCATTTCTTAATTTTCAGATTTTTGCAACTGTTATTCTTCCCAGTTCAAATAGCGCTCAATTGTCCCTTTGATATGATGGATAAATTCGCTTTTTTCGGAATCATTCTCATTGAGAGACGTGATGTAATCGAGAATCTCTTCGAGATATTTAGTAGATTGAGCTTGCTTTTCAGCCGTATCATTCGATTCGTAAGATACTAAACCGCCAACTAAAAAAGAAATTTTAAATCGGTAGTCTTCAGAAGACAGCGCGTCCTCAAATAAATCAACAATATTTCTTTGCATTTGTATTACCTCCGTGATTTTGTCTTATTATCGTTTCTAAATTGTTGCAACCATTCTTCAAATACCCCGCTTTTTATAGCTTCATCTGCCTCTTTTCTTACGGATTTCGCAATCTCTATATCACTATCGGATATCAGATAATATGTTTTGTTTTTATAACCTATAGAGGCTCGATACTTCCCTTTTATAAAAGATATGCCATTAAACCCCGTAGTATTGTTTTTGGATAATGTTCCCTGGTAAAAAACGGAAGAAGTATGTTCTTGCAATTTTCTTCCGGCTTTAAGAGATTCTATTTTTGATTCGCTACTTTTTGCACAACCACAACTCACTGTTTTTCCGCGCCTGAGACTGTCTCCGCGCACAGAAATTTCATTTCCGCAGTCGCATTTGCAGAGAAATGTCCTATGAGATCCTAGCGTTTCTGATTTTATGACGGTTAGTTTACCAAATTTTTGACCTACTAAATCATACCTTTCTTTTCTGAGACAACCGCAACTTTTTACGCTACCGCTATTTAATTCTCTAGATGTTGCGAGACGTGTTTTTCCACAAGCACATTCGCACTCCCATACTATAGATCCATTCTTAGTCGCGCTTGTTTTTTTGATAACCGTTAATTTGCCAAATTTTTTACCAATCATATCAATCAACTTAAACAACTCCTTTTATCTTGCATTTTTCCCTGCACTATAACAATCATAAAAGCTATCTACGAGATTTGCAAGTTCATCCGGTGTCAACTTATCAAACAAAGATTCCGGGATCCATTTGTAATTTTCGTAAAAGGTGTTTTCAAAGCTTCCAATCTTACTGAGTTTTTTTATTTTCTGGTACTTGTCCATTCTTAATAGATTGCGCAAATCTAATTCTCCATCTTTCAAGGATTGTTTTGCATCCTCGGTAAAGATATTTAGGTCTAATGTCAACATTTCCTCGACGCTGCACCCAAGAGCACTAGATAAAGCCTGCGCATTCTTTGCAGTAATGTTATTAACGTCAATTTCACCCTTTTCGAGCTTCTGTATTTGTCGGATGTTCATTCCGGTTTTCTCAGCAAGCTCTTTCTGTGTGAGGTTCATGAATTTTCTAAGTTCTTTGAGTTCTGCCATAGTTCTTCTCCTTCTCCCCGTATAGCCGATAGGTCAGCATTTTTGTTATTAGCCAACAAATGAGTATGTGATTTTTCCGGATTTGTGAGTGTTTTTCGAGTAAAAACCATCATTTCTGTTTACAAGTTCTTTTTTGATGATTTCATCGTTTTCAATCGCTGCAACTTCTTCGCTTTCTTTAACGATGTATGATTCATAGTATCCCGGATATTTTGCCAATTCTGATTTGATTTCTTCCGGTTTCGCAAACCAAGTTCTTGTTTCTTTGTTCCATTTTGCATCAAAACTCTTCTTAAGCCATTCTTTTGCATTATAAGTTTTCCCGCTGATTTCTCCAGTTGTTGTGTTTACTGTAAAGATTTCATTTCTTACAACAGACATTTTGATGATTTCTGCTTTCATTGCCTTCGCTTCCTTCCATGCCTTTTTCAAAGCTTCGGAGATCCCGAATCCTAACTTCTTAACCATTTCCCATGCTCTTTTCATAATGTTTGATAAGTTGTATTTTTTCAT